GCGATTGAAATACCGGTTTGGGTTTTTTCAATAATAATAAGGTGTGACGTAGGTCTTAGGTTCTGATGTCAAGACCGGAGTCTGAAATATTCACCACCTAGGTTTGGAAGTGTACATTTTGAAGGTTGTGTGGAATGTTTTAGCATCTTTCATCATTTGACACAATGAATGCAACACACCCCCGATTTGAATGGGGGTGGAGTTGTGTTTGTGCGCTGCTGCTTGCATGGCGTGGGGTTTGGAGTACCAACTAACAGGTTGGATTGGCAGCCCCGTGGAATCGATAACGTGACGCACTTCAGATATGTCTCCTAACATCATACAGTAACTCATTGTCCTCATTCTCATATTTAAGTCAGAATCCTCATGGACGCCATTTGTGACCTCAAACCGGTATTTCAATCGCATGAAGTCGGGTCCTAGCTCACACGTGGTCTCTGAGGTGTGGTAAGCCAGCATCCCACAGAACGTCCCGTATAACTCATTAATGGAGTCTTTGGATTGCATGTTAAAGTACACAGCGATCTCATTCCTTAAACCTTTTATGTCTGGTTTCTCAGAAAAGAACATGAGCATGTCGTCACCCAAAAATAGCATGAATAGTATCCGGTGTTGATTCCTTAATACAAATCTGCAGTGGACCTGAAAGTTTGTGATTACGTTCCCGAGAGCTGTGGTAGCCTGGCCAGTCATTCTCATGAAGTCTCTCTTTGACCTAGTGTACGTCCCTTTCATCCTCCAATGTCGGTGCACACTGTACCATGCGGAGATGACTAGAGGGTGGACGCCCAGTAATTCATACATGGCCATCTCGACCTTCAGGATCTCTTCATCTGTTTGTCTGTCTTGCTTGGTGAGATCATTTTCATAAAACCATTTGGTGCCTTTAACGTTCCTCACTCTAGCTGATAGTGATGCAGGTGTGTGGCCATCTGCATACACCACTTTGTCACTCAACAACTCTTTCAACCTATCTTTAGCCTTGATAAATACTGCTGAAAAGATTGCGGCTATAGCTTTGGGTTGCCACACTATCGGTCTAGATTGCTGCTGTTTCCATGACACGATCGGACTTTCCTTCAACAAACTTTCGAGTTTCAAGTGAATGTTGACATCACTGATGGGCTTCGTCATCAACTCACCTGCCAGTTTAGTCATCAACTCTTTTATGATTTCAGGGGCCCCTTTCCTCTCCATGATCCAATTCTCTATGGAGGCAGGATCATATACTATGGGGTCAGCTTTGAATTTGTTGCATAACTCCTGCCAGTCAGGCCGGAAGTATGCTCTGCAAATGTCATTTACCATTTTGGCCGTAGGGATTGTTCCTTTCCGAATGTGTTGGATGGAAAACATTCTGCCTGCCACGGTTCTGGTTTCTTCAAATGCAACTTTGGTTAAGACAGGTCTCGACAGCAGCGGGTATCTGGTTAATGTGGTTTTTTGGCATTCGATCAGTCGTTGAGGTTTTTCTTTCGTAATAAATGACCCGACGTTCTGGGGGGCGTAAATTTGCAACCAGTCAGTTAAATCATTCTCTATGTCCCACAACTTTAAGACGTGTAGCGGGGTATAATCGGCCAGCGGCTCTAGTTCACTCAAAAATCCTATGTCGTGCATGGGTTCTATGTATTTTAAATACTCCGGTTCATATACGCCAGATATTGATGTGGTAGTGTAGTGCTCCAGACTTTCAATTTCTAACATCATCATGGCTGTTGTTAATTTTGCGACTTCACGGGCGGCTTTCCGGTGTTTTGGGTCGGCCTCATTTGCGGGTTTAATGTGAAACCAGTCACCTGATACATGCTTATTAGACTTCATCTCTTGCCACACAGCCCCGCTGTAAGAGCCACCTGTGGTGTCCCCGCCTGCCATCGCCTCAACCAAGTAGCAGCCATAACGTAATGTTAACAACGCAGGACTTCCAGCTGCGTGTGTGAGTAGCCACCCGTCTCGGTCATCTGCAGTCCTAATTTCACAAGCAGGCACAGGGGTGGTTATAATGGCCTCAGCCAATCTAACTTCATCAGCCCTCCCGCCTGTTAAATAGGTGATCCATGCTGTGGCTGTAGGTAGGTCTATAAAAAAAATGGAAGCCACGTCTGAATTCTTGAGGGGCCAACGTACGTCCCATTTTAATGGTGTTGCAATTTTGTTATCGGACGCGTCTTCATCCAACCAGTTGTATGTGTATTTCTTCATCACGTCGAATATATTACTTTCACGGAATTTGCATCTATACACAATGGATGTCCCAACGATTTTATAACTCTGACCTCGTTCAACAAGTGCTCCTGCTGCAGCGAGCAACCAAAACTTGTTCGAGCTTTCCATGCACCTGAGCAACTGTCCGTGGTCATAAATTACCCTGTCTACAGCCCTATTGTGCGAGCGGGTCATATCACAAAATTTAGTTTCATTGATTGGTTCCCCTAGCCAGCGAACGCTGACGGCACGCTCGATGTAAGAAGCTTCATCATATAGGTGGTGTTTCCTATTATCGTAATGCCTTATTACCAAGGAGTAATCATCATCTTGGGCCCCAACAACTCTGGATGGCTTGACGCAATTGACTTCAGACGTGGTGTATTTCATTGTCTGCTGATTTAAAGCCAACAATAACTCCCCTTGTTGAGTTATGGTGACTTGGCATCTGGCTTCATATAACTTAAAGCAGCTGGCCCTCAATGATAATGCAACGCCCGAGGTCATGATATGGCCGTCGAATAACTTGATCGTTAGCCTACCCGAGTGATATAAGCAAACCCCCACACCCCAACCGCCTATGCAAGGACTCAATACTAGTGTGTTGTGCCACTGACTATATCTTCCAGCACACGATGCTGACCCGTCTGTAGAGAATGCAAAGTCATCAACTAAGATTGGATTCTTCTGCACCTCCATTATGTGGTGTAACTGAATTAATGCAGCGCGTGTGATCAAGTTGTTGCTGTCAGTGAAGCACGCCTCCATGTCATCACGAACGCATTCCATTGCTGAATTAACTTGCTCCCTTGAGCATCTTATTTTTCCAGTTTCAATCAGTCCGGTAATTGCAATGTTCCAGTTGTTTTCTTTTTGTTGACTCAGCTCTACCCTGGACCCCAGCTCTGGCGGTTCTATTGGAACCTTGAGCAGTATGCAATGCTTCATTAGAGTCTGGTTTTCCAGCCCTAAATGTATTGTGTTGTTGCCTGGGAACAGATGGTAGTATATTGATGTTTTGCTGTTGATATCACTGAGGATGACATTAATTCCCAGTTGCACCCCCAATTTGATTACCTCCACAGTCGATAAACTTTGCTTCCTGTACTCATCGGAATACCTGGGTTCTAAGAGTTCCCAATTGCAGCACACATTTTGCATGTATCTATTGTAACAATTCCACGTGCAGTACCCAATGCCGGGCGGGCTGTACTCAGTCTCTAATTCCAACTTAACTGTGTAAACTCCAGATGCCAGATCTATAAAATTTCCTATGGGTAACATGACAGCACCGCCTCTCAACCCTACCCCCACATCATGTCCAGAGTGGTGAGTCCACATAGGTTGGTTCCTAAAAACGTTGAGGAGGCCCGCTAACGTCTCTGTCAGCACAGCAGAGTTGCATCTGCCAACATGATGCATCCCTTCTAAGTTCATCTTGATGGCCCGACGCTTCCTCAAGAGTTCATCCAGGTACACTTGTATTCCCCGCTCTTGCTCTTCTGGGGTGCATGGTCCTACTGTTAACTGATGGTACTCTGTCATGCGTGCATTTAAATATTGATCAAAAGCAATTGGCCAACTTAAACACGGTACTTTCCCCCGAATGCATTCAAGCATGGTTCCGGTTCCTCCGTGGTGCACGGCCAGGTATAGATATCCCGCCCAACGGGGTAAGTCCAGTGCAGGGGTGCAAAACACTTGCTTGTGACATTGACCAGGCTTTAATTCTACCATTTTCCCACCCACTTTGATCGACTTCGGATGCAGGGTTTTGATGAATGATCCACTGACTACCACGTAATGGGCATTATTCACTAGGTACATTATGGCCGTTAAAAATGGGTTTAATGTGGATTCTGAGCCACACGAACTAGCTGTCACCAAGCATATATTGTTCCTGTTGGATAATATGAATTTCGAGAGGGAAGGGTCTTCGTTGTCCGGCCATGTTGTGCTGCCAATGTGCCCAACATAATGCCTCCTTGGCTCGTCCTCCTTAACCAGCCCGGCCACAAAGTCAGGGTGCATGCTGATGATGACATCCGTGTCCGATGGTTCACATTCAAGCACACAAAGATTGGGGTCAAATCCCATTCTCTCGAGGGCTTTCCCTGGTCCGAAGTATAGCTTCCACTTTCCTCCGGGGGCCATGCTGGCATTGTGAATTTTGCTATCAATAGGCTTGCCATTTGGTCTCGGGGAATTTTTCAAATTGTAAGGGTGCGGACTCAAATATAGCATCCTTGCATTGTAGGCCTTTGCAATTATTGAGGCTGTGTGGAACCACTCTTGGCCTATTACAGCGATCAGTTTAATAGGCCTACTGTGCAGCAAGTCATAAGCTGCATAAGTTTTGAGTTGGTCCACCATGGCTTTGTTGTCCATTGTGTCAAGACGTAAGCTTTCCAGTTGTAGAACGGTACAAACTCTTGATGTAATCGGGACACAAGAATATTCCACCCACTCTGGTATCCGACTCACTTGATCACAATTGGTTAAAAGGATGGGGACCAACCCCAGCTCTTTGAGGGCTTTGCAGTACGTCATGCCCACGTTGAACTCTCCACTTGTGCCCCAGCCACAAACCAGAACTCTAGGGCGTGATTTACTGAATTTCCTTTTGTAATGTATGTCACTGATACTACCTTCCCATGTTTCGGTTTCATATGAACCGAAAAACTTATCCACCCCCACTGGAATCACTGACAGTCCGGCACTATTCCCCCATAATTGTTGTAACATTTCCACTTGATTAGCGAACCTCATCGGTACCTCAGGAAAAGCCGTGTCTGGGCTCTCAATGATTGCTTGCCCAGCCATATAGCTCAACAACAGGTGCCTGCACATTTCCCTGTTGAATAACAAATTTAATTTGGAGGAGATGATGGCTTTCCTATAGTCTTGGTTCCTTGTTAACAATCTTGTGACAGCCTTGTTGACGACGGTGATTGGGCTTTCAGCTTCCAAGCCAATACCAATACGTAGATCATTGACTCTCTTGGACCACCAAAATTGATCCCCAAATATCGGCAAAATAAGACTTGGCACATCGTAGCTCACAGCCTGATGTGTTGTGCCCGAACCACCATGATGCACTATAGCTTTGCACCTGGGTAGAACTAAGTTGTAGTCCAAGGACTCTACTATCAACAACCTGTCCATGGCACATGAATTTGGCTTACATAATGTCACAACCTTAACTTTATCTAGGGTATATAATTTCTTGTAATTATTGAATAATACTTTTGATCCAGAGTTAATTGTGTGCACGACCAGATCTTGTAATATGGATTGATTGTACTCAGAGTATACTGAACCCCAGGTTATCAAAGTGATGGAGCCAGTGGAGACAAATTTCATGGTTTCTGCTGAGTTCCCGGCTACGCACCCTGTCCTTGCAGTTGACCCAATGTATAATTTTCCCCACTTGTTTGTGGACTCATCTGAGGCCATCAGCTCACTTGAAGTAATTAATTTGGGTGTTGCGGCTATGTCTATTGGATTCGGGCAATTGATATTGAGTTGATTTGCCATACTGAAGTCTAGGGCCCGTAGAATCGTGGCTTTTATTGGATTGATCATCTCCTTGACCATGGGTGCGCTGTTGATCTTTGGGTGAAGGGCAAAGCTGTCAACGCAGTCAGGGTCAAATGCATAGGCGTGCACTAGTTTGCAACCCCAGTGAGCAGCAAGCAACCCGACTAAAGGAGTGAAATGGTTGCTAACTATAAGGGATACATTGGGTTTGATATTAAACAGTGGCTCTATCACTTCTGCCATCAATTTGATCGTCTTGGGTCCTGTTGAAAACATGTGGATCATACCTTTGGTTAAATTGTCGACCACTGCTTTCATTACCACCTTGCTACTAATTGGTAACATGACCTTGCCTTGCCCCTCTGGCACACAATGCATTAGGTCAAAGTGGGTTGCAACAACTACTTTGTAGTCTGGCATCAAAGATTCTGCTACGGGGTCCATGGCGACTATGTCCCCACTTGACCCTACAGATATCAACCAGACATATTCTTGGTCGGTGGCGTGCTCGATGCTCTCTTTGGCTATATCGTCATGCGCCGGAGGGGTGCCAGATTCGGTGGTGTCACTGACTTCCATAATGGACAAACGGTCTATATCTCGGATCATGTTTTGGAGGTTGGATGCATGTGAGATTTCTGCGCCGTGGAAGTTCGTGTCCAAATGGTCATACTTCATATGTTTGCTGGAAACAGGGCTGGGGGTTTTCCGGTTTTGGACGTGAGGGGTGGGCCCTGGCTCTGTTTGTGTGGTCCTGTCCCATGGCCTCGTTGGAGTACTGTGGGTGGGTGGTTTCTTACGTGGAATAGGGATCATGCTTAATCTGGTTTTGAATGGTGTTCCGGTATCATCACTTTGATTGGTGGTGTCAATTGTGTTGGTGAGGCTGGTTAAAGTTTCCTCGTGTGTCATTGTGTCCTGACTACTTAACCCCACTTCTACTGATTGCGTGCTAGGCGGAGTGTCCAATTTCGGACTTAACTCGCATGGATCAGCATGCGGGGTTGCGGCGGGCTCAACTATTTGAATATTAATGTCATCTGGCCTTGATGGTATGCATGTATCAGCAGGAGATTCTTCTAAGGCCGTCACAAGCTCTTGGGTTGACTCTACACTTGAAGATTGTGTGTCGTGCGTCGAATCTGTCGGCAAAACGCCAGGGTCTTCAAACAACGACGTGGTTATAACAGCATAACGGTCGACCTGATCACCGGCATCACTCCGACTCAAGTCTAATCCTTTGTCAATGAAACCTGATAACTCGGCTTGTTGGTCTGGATCAGTGCTATATTGATTTAACCGTTCTTGTGAGATGAAGTACCCTCTTAATTTCTTGTCAAACCAGAATCGGTTTTTTAAGTCTTGCCTCTCCTCAGTGTTGGATTCCCCGAGAAGATTGTAGAGGTAATCCTCGTACCTGGAGTCTAAATCACTTATGGATTCTTTCGCATCATGGAATTCATCCGCATCATCAAAAATTTCTTTGGTGCCATCCATGTTTGGGGGATTCTCTGTGAGCTCCGTGGTTCCTGATTTCAGTTTTTGATTAGATGGGGAAGTGTTTTGAGGTGGAATTGTGTCATGCCCACCTGGTGGCTTGTATGGGATGTCATTGGGTGTTGTGTCGGATCGTGTCTGAACCCCGGGTTCCAGTTGTTGCGATTTCACAGCCACTTCGGTGCGTAACTTTGTTGGTGGTGAACATGTGTCGGTTTGGATTTGGCCGTATGATTCCATCACTGCTCTGGGACTTCCCAATTCACGTACTACAATCTCTATTGACGGTGATTGTCCCAGATCAACAAGTTGATTTTGCGTGGTCAGTTCAACGCAGCTGTCGATGACTGGTTGATGCTGTTTCCCGAATTCACATGTAGCAGTAGGCACAGTCTCCTTTGCATACTGATTTGGGGAGTTTACAAGCAATTCTTTATTGATATGACCATGGAGTTTGGATTCTACTTGCGTATGTGATTGCAGGTTGTAAAGCTCATCATCCTCGGCAACCGTTGTGAAATAATTGTCATCCCGTTCATTGTTCCACCAGTCTTCACCACCATCCTCAGACTCTAGGCCATGGTTGGTTTGAGTTGTGGATGGATTTCTGCTAACATGATGGTTGGTATACTGAACCCAGTACCGGTTTTGCCAGTTGAGCTTGGCCTGAAGTTCTCCCTCTAGCCGTTTCAACTCGGCATTGGTGATGCCTAATTTTTTGTTATTGAGTATAGTGTTTAACAATTCGGGCTGCAAAAACTCGCTGACTGCGTCGCTAAACATGCTGCAAATTTTTGCGAACCCACCTAGTATGACTTGCGCGTTGGCTGCTATACCGTCATTTTTCCTCAGCAAATCCCAAACAGAACTCAGCCAATGATACCTTTCCTTCATATGACCTTGCAAGTATACAGCTAAGTACGCTGTGTGATGCAGGCACTTTAGATCGACATCATGTGTGTAGCGAATGGATCGATCAGTAATCTCACAAGCACTGGCTAGACTCCTTGCGTATGATAACACATCTGTGGTCTTGCACCCGGGTTGGGCCATGCGAAGCTGTAGCAGCCTCAACAACTTTTTGCATATGGTGTACCTTTTGACTTGCACCACTGGTCCACCAGAGAGGAGTTGTACAGGATCCAAGTTGATGAATGGTAAATCCACATTAACCTTTGTCCCACTCATCACCATGCTCTCCAGTTGCACGTTGAACCGTTCCTTGGTTGACAAGATGACTTCCACCAACTTGTGGCCAAGGACTGATTTTATGTGTCTGCATATTATCGAGGGTTCATTATCTTGAATGATGGGCCTGCCCATGTTGCACATTTCCAGTAGTTTCCGGTCGACTGCACTAGGCTTGTGACCTAGATGGTAAGTGATGTTAGCGCCAGTGCTAGTTTTCTCAGGGGTGTAGAATCTTTCAGAACCATTAGTGAAATCTGGCACCCATCCGAAGACCCTTTTCCCTTCAGCCATCCAGCTTCGCAAGTCGTGGTACGGAATAGCATGCAGGGAAGTTCCTGCAACAATGATGGTCCCGCTGTCAGGGGGTTGAATCGTTCCAAAGGGTTTAACGGTCATATCAGGCTCTGATGCATGCATGGCCTCTCTGTAGTTATGGTGGAGGGTCTTGGCCAAGTTCAAACTCTCGTGCCATTCATGATAGTGGGTATAATGACTGGCTGGTGTGATGAGCTTAACATAATGCTTGTTGAGAACATAGGGTATATGAGGCATCTTCCCGACGTAACTTAAGTCGCAAGTTTCAAATGTTTCTCCCACTATGTTGATTGCTAAGCTGTCTAAGCATTCTTCCACATATGATCCAGATATGGCATGGGAGTGCGGATTCACGTGCATCAGTGGGAAGGCGTCTTTGAGTTCAGATCTCAATTCTCTCATGCCGACTTCCGATATAACCAAGTGTTCCTTAGGTTTGACGGTTGTGTACTGACTTATGTGCCCGGCGGACCGCTTCAATTCCTTCCCCACTGACGTGTCATTCGTGATGTGATAGTTGACGTCCAATATCATGCCTTCTAAATCAAACGAACCTACGGCATCGAACTCAGGTTTCTCTACCTTACCAGCCAGGTCTTTCTCTATCATCTCAACTAGATAACTCATCAATTCAACTGAAATAGATTGTCGCTCAATCCATGGCCTACAAGCTGGTCCGATGCTTATCACATCATAGTTTCGAATCCAGCCACGCTTTTTGTGGTGGACCAACCAAGTTTTGTGAGGACTTCGAACTTTAATGTTTCCGCTGTGCAACTTGTAGTGACTTGTTATCCTCTCGGCGGTTTGCACAGCCTCTCCGTCGGCACAATCAGCAGTGACTTTGTGCATGTTTAGTAGATTAGCTATTCCAAAAATACCATGACTCATTCTTTCTGCGTACAGTCTTGCGCTTATAGCCGTGGATGGGTACACTGGAATGCTCAATTCGTGGCAATTATCCGTCAGGTCTTTAGGGATCTTGACTCCAAGCCATTTACCCACGGCTGTGAGCAACTGCCTCCCGTTTTGGCCCCATCTCCCTGTCACAGAAATTGACCGGGTCCACCAATTCCTGTATTGACTACTAATGTTAACAACACTGCCTTTAAATTCCAACTTCAAGCCGCAAGCTAGTGGGCACCCCTCTGTTTTGGACATGGTAATAGGTCCGTCAGGCGTTGTGTAGGTTATGCTATGGTTAGGCAAACTGCAGTCACACATATACGTAGCCATCCTGATTTTACACATTTGTTGTACAGTGGGGACTAACACCGTTTTCCACATGCTATTTGGGCAAGCAACGTGGTCCATGATCTTGTTTAACGGTGGCCTGTGCTCTACGGGATATAACATCTCTTCCACATACAAGTGTTCCAAATTTGTCTTATCCTTGGCCAGTGGTCCAGCAATGTGTGTCTTGGTATCTCTGTTGTACACCCCACCATCTTTAACATCAACCACTAGGTCGTCCACTTTGCTCATGGCCACCATGTTGGCTAACCCAAATCCGAAGTTGGCCGTCAGGTTCCCTCCTTCGTTAACAAAGTAGCCTATCTTTTTATTCTTTCCATCCATAACAGATATTATTGTAGCAGTGTCGGTTCTCTTGACGGTGATTGACTTGCCGTCCTTGTCCTTGTTCCCTTGCAACGCTTGAATCAAGTCGTCTTCCCACAGATGAGAATTGCGCAGGCTGATTTTGTCTAATCTTGTTAAATACTTATCCGTCGTAGTAGGAGGTTGATACCTGGTGTGTCCTTGGCCCCCCATAGTGACAAGCTGGCTAAGGCTGGGATTGTCGTCCACATTCAGACTGGTGTAAAGAGTGGTCTGGGATATGCCTCGTGTGACTGCGGTGTACATGTAATTCATGTGCCTGCATAGTGTCATGTTCCCGTTGGCATCGGGCCACTGGACAACTGCCACACGATTTGCTTCTCTACCTTGGTAACTGTGAGCTGTGACAACCGGTACCTCTTTGGGCAGCAGCTTTTCCAGCAGGATTTTTGTGTGGTTGTAAAAAGTAATTACCACATCGAACTTGGCCATTAATATGTCATCTCGCAACTTTTCTACATTGTCCGGGTTCACATGCACAATTTGGAAGCCCGTGTTGTGTTCTGTGGTTCCAGTGAATTCAGGATATAGCTGCTGGACGTATTCCGCTGCAGGGTAACCAATCCTGTAACTTTGGTTCTCTTTGCTTACGTGGGCAGAGCCGGCTAGATCCATCAAATTGAGGGTGTGCCTGACACCTCCACTACTGCTGAAGTCCCTGTTTCCAATCTGCCTGGAGTCACCATACAGTTTGAGCTCTGTGACTTCAGCCGAGATCAAAGGGCATATCTCAATGTAGTCTACCATGGAGGCCTCATCAATGATTATCCTAGTGTAATGATGAGGGGGATCGCCCACCGCTCTTTCAATACTTAGAACGTTGACTCTCTTTGTGATCTTTGCTCTGAGCCCTGCCACTGCCAAGTGTGTCTTAGCAATAACAAGATCAGATGTGTTGCACTCTTGTGCGATAGCATTGGATTTTCCATGCCCTGCAACGCCGTCAATGACGATAGCATTTGCTAGCAACTCCCTGATTTTCTTTCCATCTGGCACCGTACTGCAATAAGTGGCTATACACTTTATTGCTGATGCCACACTTGTGTCTAACACCCCAAGTTTTGAGCCGTCACATTGTCTCCCGAGACTTGCCACCAACAACCTCGTCCTATCGATCACGACTTGTCTTAGGTATGAACCAGATTTGTTAGTTATATACACCCAGTCAAGGGTCTTTAATTTAGGACAAGGGTTAATAATGCTAGTCCATTTTCCTGAGGCCTTGCATTCAACTTTGTGCCAGCTTTTAACTTTACTCGGCATTCTGCCATCTCCAAACGCAACTTGCAGATCAATAACAGATTTCACTGCCTCTCGCACTTTGTGGTCATATTCTTGAACCAAATTGTCAGCTATCCGGGGTTCCCTGTTGAATATAGTGTTGAGTAAATTGCTCTTCAGGGCCATGTTGGGTTCAGTGGTTGACATAGCTTCAATTACGTTTAAAATAGATTCTCGAATTGGTTTGTGGTACAAATGGTGACCGGGTTTGTGGATCCCTCCCGGACTATTGGTGAAATAGTACCCGTCTCCTATGCGCCGCACTTCCGGTGTTCTTATGCTAATAACGGCATTGTCAAGATCATCAGAGCATTGTTTCGTAGTTAGCTCTATAATTAAGTTATCTTGGGCAGTGATTGGGGTACGGCCAAACAGGCAACCTTGGTTAAGACCTTTCAAAGTTAAAATGTCCGTCCTGAATGACTCTAGTGATGGACCTGCCCTAATGGCATAAAACCCTGGATCATTCCTGAGCAAAACTATGGCAGGTGAGTAATGGCCATTATCTGGACTTGTGCTGTCAAGTACGATCACAGGAAATACGTCAGATTCACTGTATTTACATGTGATCACACTTAACTCAGTGATTAAGATGAGGTTGTCACCGCAAGCATCTGCAAGGTTGGCAAGATCAGTCGTCAGGAGGTTATTGTCCACTCCGATGAGGGAAAGAATTTCTTCTCTGGACAAACCCCTTCCTGTCACATAATTGTATGCATCCAGTCCGCACGAATTATCATAAGTGTTAGACACATTAATCCTTGACAAGACTTCCATCCATTGGTCAGTGTGGTTGTGTATGCCGATTGGAACATAAGGGATGATAACTTCATACGGCTTGGTCTTTGCTGCTTGCAAATCGATGAGGGATTGCTCTCTATCCAACAAATAAGTGGCAAACTCTGCCCCTAAAAGGTTGAAGTAATCACTATAATCATACGATGGATTTAACGTATTCACCTTATTCTCTGTTAAGTGGGTCGCAGCCACTTTCTCTTGATGGTTATGTGTTCTTGAGCGATACAAGCGCTTTAACTCTTCTGCCACGGCTATTTTCCTCTCCAATTCCTCCTGGTCGATTGACTGACCCTCCACATCGTCTGTGACAAATTCCCCGGCATTGTTAGTTACATCCGTGGCATCACATACTTGAGTTCCTGGTACCTCGTCTAATACGTCTGCTGTTGGTGGCGCCGGTGTAGTGCTTGACGGCCGCAGGTCGGTCTCATCAGGTTTGGCAGCTGTTTTCCCTTTTCGTTTTGTGGATTTGGCTTGGGTACTGTTCACTGCTGTCAGCCGTGGCGTTTTGGAAAGGTCAATTCTCGGAGTTTTCTCTTTTTCATCACGATCTTTAAGTCCGATGCGACTAATTTGCTTGATGAATGCGGCCATTAAACTCTCACTATTAGACTTATCAACTCGGCTCGTTTTGACTTCTTTGGTGATGACGTCTGAGACCTCTTTAACTCGACTCTTGGGGTCAACCACATTGAATAGGTCAATACCATACTCGTGCTCCAAATCCGGTTTTGGCATACAACAAATACAATATCCTTCCTCAGGCGTCGGCATTCCGCAACATTCGCACAGCTCTGAAGTGTTGATGGATGTGTGGTCGCAGCCCCAACTATGGTGGTGGCATCGGTGGCTCGGTAGAGTTCTCAAGGCTGATGGTTTGTGCATGACATGCACCTTCACGTCCCCGACTGGGTAGGAATTGACTATGTCTAGTAAGTCTTCCCAGATGTGTGTTTTCGTGATCCCAGAAACCCACTCATTAATTTGAACCTCAGTGAGCGTGTTCATAATGTTTTCAAAATCAAGTGAAAATTTTGATTCAGCCAACCATTTTATTCCAGTTCTCACTGCGTCATCCAAGCTCTCTAAATGGCCGGTGACAATAGATTTGAGGGGTCCAAGTTTTGATAAGAGTGTCAATGCTTGGTTGTTTATGGCCGCTCTGGAGTTGGCAACACCCATGGTCACTTGACACAGGAATACATGGATCTGGATTTGGCTTGCACACACCTGGGGGTTATGAATGACAGTGTTGTGTACGGTGAACCTGGTTAAGGCATAACCCATACCGTAGGACATTAAATCATCCCTTCCGCATTTCCCTGTGAAATTCCTGATACAGAGCTCTCTAAAGAGCCCTGGTTCGAAATCTATTTCCAAATCTTTGTACGCCAATGCCGTCCACAATCCCATCACCCCTGTTGTGTCAGGAACTGGCATGACAATTTTCTTTTTAGTTGGAGTCGACACATTCACCAGCTTCCCAATGCTCTCTTGATTCACTGGGCCCATTATGTGTTTAATTACAACATCGATACCTTTTTTAACAGTGAGCAAGCTATAGCAGTCGTTTCCGTCTACGATTGCATCGGAATTAATCAAAACTTCATACAATTCTTTGTTAACGACCAGCGGGTACATAGTGCCATCAATATAGATTTCCAGGCATTCTCCGTTGTCCTTTATATAACCCAAGTTCGATGTTAAAGGCCCCAATAATTTCTGGCCTGGGTTAAGTAATATGAGGTATGCATCGGACTGATTTTTAACTGCGGACATGAAGTTCGTGAGTGTGTCATTTAACGCTCCCATGCCGAACACAGCTGGGCAATGCAGTTTGTGCTCGCATGGCCCTGTCGTAAAACACAGCCCTTCACCAATGTATTGACCCATTAGTATAGGGTTGTAGTTCCAGTGGTGGTGGTTACCTGGTCTGTACTCCCATGACAAACTACCAATTTTTAGTAGTTGGTCAGTCGAGTTCAGTTTTGCAGACACCCAGCTGTCAGCGTAAGCCAACTCCGTGGCCAATTGGGGGGACATTGACGTTTTGCACGCTAATGGTCGGGCGACGCACTTGACGTACAATCTGTTTAATTCCGTGAATAGTTCAGGAGGCACATCCGGGCCCACAGTGATCAGTTTAGTGCTCGCATCCCTCAGTGCTCTTTTAACTATGGTCCTGTCATGTTTCATGATCGTTTCCCCTTCTTGCTTGCTTATCTCATCGATAAAGTCACCATAACGCATGAGTTTCAGGTACTCCAACAGACCCATTACTGGTGGGTCGGGGTCAGAAATGGCTTGCAAAACAAGATCAAAAGTAATCCACTGATCTATTACAAGGATACCTAGATCTGCGAAGCAGGCACCGCATCTCCAAGCGACCTCTTCCTCTTCTGTTACAGTGAGCTTTTGCTTAGTTGACCTTATCACTGGGGTGTGTACGGGGGTTTGAAGATCATAATTATGCAACTCTGAATCATCCCATGTGTTCTCTGGTAACAAATGTTGCTTAGCATAATCCTTTACCCAACTTTGTGGTAAATACACACAAGGTGAGTCATGATGAGACATCAAGTTTGGTGCAGAGCAAACCCCACACACCATGACGGGTGCAACACAAGGGTTAGTGTCCATCCTTCCACGGATGTTCAAGGCTTGGCCCATTGCATCAGGTCTGGCCGTCGCGCAGGCCAAGATGTACTGTTCCCACCCATTATGCCGTTCCACTCCATGTTTGACTCTCTGAGTAGCAGTGGCAAATTTGCGCATTTCTATCGCTAATTTTTCCATAAGTCTAGCGCCCGAGGGTTTTGGTGACGGAGCAGTCACTGTTTGTGGATCGATTCCTAAATGGTACAAGTATCTGTCTTCGTAATCCCTCAAAGGGGCAAGATAATTGTGCCGAACGCGGACCTTCCAGTTGTTATACTGATCATCTGTTAAATCCGTGAACAATTCGTTATTTTTGTACATCCAGACTATTTTTCCAATTATCTTCGGGTTTAAGTATTGCAAATCAATTCTTCCTTCTAGCGGGGTTGTGGCACCGTACATGTTCAGTAACATCATTCGCTTTGCAGGTATGCAATTTAATGTTCTACGGTCTTTACTCAGCCATTTTTTATGACTATTCCATAGTTTATTTGTATTTTGTGTTGGTTGGTTGGCGTGTGTTTTATAGTTAATGACCCCTTCGCCGGCCCAACCAAGGTCTTTAAGGTGGTCATTAACTTTATTATTATTAAAAAGGCCCAGCTTTGTTATTGCCGGGCCAAGGTTGTTTGTTTTTTTAAATTGTTTTACTTTGCGGTAATCGGTGGAGCCCAG